TTGTGGTTAAATTAACAATTGTTGATAAAGTGGAATTATAATTACTCAAAACTTCTGCATCTGTCAATGCTTTGTTATATACTCTCATTATACCAAATCTACCATCAAAATTAGTTCCATCACCATGACTTGTAGTATCTGCATAACCAAAGTTCATATAAAATGGTTGAGAAGCATCCATAGGTGAAGACCATGATACATTTACCGAACCCTTAAATACTCCATCAATATATCCTTTACATACTGAACCATTATAAGTTAAAACTATTTGATGCCATTCATTAAATGAAACTGCACCTATATTTCCGGTTGATGATAACCCACTACCATTCCAAAATCCAACTTCTAAATTACCACCAACTATTTCTATTGAAGAAGCGTGATATGATGTGTTTGGACTTGTACTATTATTATACTGAATTAATACCCCACTAGCAGTCGGATATACCCATAGTTCTACTGAATGAGTTTCGTTAGCCGATGTTATTAGTGAACTTAAATTTGGTGTTGTTATATAATCATCAACAAAAGTAAAATAATTACCAGTCCAAGTTGGAGAACCTACAATTGTTCCATTTCTACTATTACCACTTATATCGGTAATAGTTGCCCCACTACCATTATATGATGATGTATTAAATGTGTTATAATGTAAAAGTAAATTTTCAGTAACTACTGCGGATGTAGTTGGCCATATTTGATTATTATTCAAAAATGCCTTTGTTGCGGGATTTCCGTTAAATCTTATAGAAGTTGCATTTCCAAATACTGGCATAACTTATCCTATTATAATGTAAAGAGTTCCACTTACCGGTGTCAATGCTGCGTATGATGCAGATGTTATAGTTTGTATGGATGCTACATTTGATGAACTAACAAAACTAGCACTTAATGCATATCTTGTATCAAGTGATGATGTTAATTGAGATGAACCACTAATTACACTATCTCCACCAATTGTTAAATATCTACTATCGTATGAAGATGTAAGTTGTGAAGAAGAACTTATTGCTCCACTCAAATTTGTCAAAAATGAACCCGTTTCACTTTCAGTAATCCAACTTCCACTTACACTTTCAATTGTGTTTAATCTATCCACTAATGATGATGTAGATTGTGATGCGGTATATTGGTTAAAAGATGATGTGGTTACTAAATGTGTTAAATTTTGTTCGTTTGTTGCTGCAATTAATCTACTATCTACTGATTGACTAAATGTGTCAAATGAAGATGTTTGTAATCTAGCATTTATTCCATTTGTAAATGCAGTATTTAATGTAGATTGTGAAGATGTAAATGAATTCAATGAACTTATATCAATTGAACTACTAACAAATCCAAATGATGTAATTTGTGCGGATGAAGATATAGTTCCCGTTGGTATTGTTGTAGATGAACTAATAAATCCTAATGATGTAATTTGTGCAGAAGAACTTATTACACTTCTACCCTTTGTTTCAAATGATGATGTTACGGACTCTAACGAAGATAATCTATCTCTATCTAATATATTTACTCTCGAAGTAACTGCATCTGCCAAAGTATCTAACTCTATTTTATAAGTTGTTCCACCATCTACACCAACGATTGTAGTATCCAATGATGCACTTTCTAATGCCGTTAATTCTGATATCCTTTTTCTTACGTTTGCCATTTATTATATTATTATATCTAAACCATCTTCGGTTGTTATTACTGAATTATCTTCCGTTGCAATTGGAATATCTACCAATTTACCCATAACATAAATATCATTTATAGTCACATTGTCAAAATCTATATATTCATTTCCCAATGTAATTACAACATCGTTTCCAATTTCTTTAATTGTATAATCTCCAGGAATATGTAAACCATATACAAGTATTTCAAAATTTTCAGGAGATGCACCTTCGGTTCCATAATCCAATGCAACATTTAATATTGTAAGTGTATTTTCAATGTTATCAAATTCATCAATTTGTCTACTAATATACCTTGCACTATTTTGTAATATTTCCTGATGAAAGTTATATATCGTTGTTTTGTTATTTACCAGTTTTGTTGGATTTGGATTTAATTTTGTTTTAGATTGAAATTTTGTTGCATTTGGAATTTCTATATTCAATAAACTACCTGTGATGTATAAATCATCATTTAAATTATTAGGATTTATTTTTGGAATAATCCTATTTAGTTTTTTCGTATTTGAATTAAATCTATTAAGCATATTGTTCTATATCTCCTTCTATTTGAACATAATCATCGTCATCCAAATTAAATTCAAAATTATTTTTTATAAATTTAACAAGTAATCCATTACCACTTGCTTCAACCACATAATCTCTTGCATTAATACTTTGTGTATTAATATAAATTTTTAATCTATCTTGTGTAGTTCTATATTCGATTTCTCTTAATATTTCTACAAATCTCCAACCTGTTGCTTCAAAAATCCAATAAGTAGGATTGTTTAAATCTTTTGGAGATAAAACAGTTTTATTTACTTTTCTACTTATTTTTTGAGTTATGTCTAGTAAACTTCTTTTCATTATAAATCTACAAATTTACCAGTTATTGCAATTTCGTCTGTCGGTGTAACATTGAATCCCAAATTATCTGGTAGAAAATTTATAGTTAAAGATGTACTGGTTATAGCAAATCCAAAATGTGTAGTTGGATAATATCTAACACCATTTATGTAAACTTTAATATCATATGATTCTCCACCAACATTTAATCCACCCGTTACTACCGATACTAATGCAGGTGGTGCTTTTATTAATTTTATTCCTGTAAATACAATAGTATTATTACTTACAGGATTTTCCGATTTACTATTATTAAGTGATAAGAAATCAATCAAATCTTTATTATCATAATATGGTGATGGAGTTGTTAACATTCCTTCCAATCTACCATTTCCAGTTACATCGGTTTCGGTTGCAACTACAACTCTTTTTGTTGATATGAATTTTTTAATAGGAGATTCACCATCAAATTTTTCAGGAAGTAAATATGCTTTAACATTCAATGAAAACTCAACTCTATTAATTCTTTCCGTTCCTTCTCCCACTTCGTTTACAACATTAAACTCACCAACTGATGTTCTAAATTTAAACTTTTCTTTATCTCCCCAATATGATGATGCAAAATTTAATTGTTCGATTACCTGATTTAATTGTTCGGTGTAGGAAGTCCAACACATACAATCATAGTTTACTTCAACATAATCTGGCATTGTTATTTTGTAAATTTCATATTTTGGATTTACCGATTTACCTAACAAATTAAATCTATCGTATCTATTATCTTTTGAATATTTTGTAACACCTTGATATGATACATGCCTATTTGGCATTGCCATTGTTTCATCTTTGGTTATAGATGTTCTTCTTATCATTAATAGAGGTAATTGAATTTTACCCTTATTATCTCTAAAAATTCCATCTCTTCTTGCACCTTTCCATCTTTCCGCATTACCATATATAACTGGAATTTTTAATGCCTTACCATTGTCGTTTACATTCGGTAAAACGGTATCTTCCAAATATGTCATCATTGCATAGTCTATATCAAACAAAGATATACTTTGTTTCAAATCTCCTTTTGTAGACTTTATTTCGTTGGCTCTATTTAAATCGGGCCTTAGTGGATTTGTAGACATAATTATTTAACTCTTTCTTCTATGTTTAAATTAGATTTAGTAACCATAAATGTAGAACATATTACACTCATATTTCTACTAAAATCGGATTCCAAATCATCTGTTAAAAATGGATTACCACCTATAAATTGTGATTCGTTTACATTATCGATTTCGTAATATGAATTGTCAAAATAAATAACATCTCCAACTTCTGGATATGTTTCCTTTTCCTCTAACATATATCTGTCAAAACGAAACTCTATATTTTGAGAAGTATCTGCGCCAAATCCTTCGTATCCAGTAGAACGTGGTTCTTTTGCAATTAACGTATATAATTCCACACCAGGATACCAAGTTTTATTCATAGCTTCACCATACAAATTTATTTTGGTTTCATTTATGTTAATTTTAAATAAAACACAAGTATTTTGTATAACCGTATCTACAAGTTCTCTCGCTATACTTTTAAAGAAACTAACATCTCTATTGGATATAAATTTTGGCATATTATCCTACATATAATTTTAAAGGAACTTTTCTTAACATTTCTTGGTGGTGATTAGATTCATGTGTTTTATTTTCCATCACATTCTTTCTACTCATCTCTTCCAAATTACCTCTTAATTGGTCTATTAGTGCATCCTTTTCTACCTGTGCCTCTGCTCTCAATGCAGCACCATCCAAACTAACTTCACCATCTGGAATTGGAATAGAATTATATTTTTCTCTAATTGCTCCTAATAATTCTTTTGAAAGTGCAAGTGTGTATTTTCTAATCCATTGTTTACCAACATCATTTATATTTTTGTATTGGATAAAGTCATATGGAATATCGGAATAGTCAGAAAGTGAATCTGCTTGAATTGTTTGAGAATCATGTTCAAATTCATCTCTATTCATATATTCAAAATAAACTCTACTTAATCCAGTTTCTGTTGGTACTGGGAATATTTCTAATTTATTATCTACTATATTAAATGTATGTGCCGATTTTCTAATATGGTCGTTAAATTCAATTTGTTGCATTCTTAATACATCTTCATAAAGAGGCATCATTAAGAATTGTGCAGCAGGTGAGAAGTTACCAAATCCCAACTCACTCATTAAGTTTAACGTACCCTGTGCACCAACTGAATATGGGTCAAAGAAACGTGCAATAGCCGGTGTTGCTTCGTGAAATACTCTCGTCACATCTATTGTTGAAGTTGAATTCGAAAGTGATGAAGATATTGAATTTCCCGTTGTTGCGTCAAATGCACCATTGATTAAATCGTATATTTGAACTGATGATGTTAAATTTACATATCCTTTTTTAATTGAAGTATTACCACCAACTCCTGCCAATGTTCCGTATTGTTGAGACATACGAACCGTTGTTGGTAAAAATGAACCATCCACTAATGTTTGAGAATAGTTTGCTCTACCACCCGATGATTGTTTTGGTTGTCCTCTTAAAATATCAATGTTATTTCTAATATTAAATTGATTAACCTGTGCAGAATATTCCGAAACAGACTCTTCAAAACAAGAATATATTTGTTCATCTAATAATTCAACATCAACGATTGGATATCCTAATCTTTTTGCTACCCATGTAGCTGTTTTAGGTGCATCGGTATAAAAATCACTATCCAAATCATAAATACCAAATGGAGTTAATCCTAATGATGAAGTGACTGAACCTGAAAATGATACGATTGCAGAACCACTTCCTGGCCATTTTAAATTTAGGGACATAATAAAAATTTATAGTTTTACTACTATAAATATAAGAATAAAAAAAGAGTAGATAAAACTACTCCTTTTATTATAATGTTCTATGATTTTGTGTTCTTTGTATGAATATAATCACATTTGATATATAGACCGTATCACCAAATGCCTGAATTCTCCACCTATTTCCGTTTGTCAAAAAATCATCATCCGCATAATATTGGAATACTTCGTGAAATTCATGCCACATATTATTTCCTTTACCAAAAAATAAATCTTTACCAACTCTTTCATATGGAGTTCCAGTTGTGTTATCCAATTGTAATCTCATATAAGTTCCGTTTGCATTTGGAGTTTTTGCGTTAAATGTGACGGTACACATATAAACATCCGCATTATTTTCAACTTGTATTTTTTGTGTGGATGCATCGTAAAATGAAATAGTAGAATGTATATGAGTTTCTATGGTATTACCACCATTATTAGGTAATCCTAACTCACCAGATGCAACACTTGCGGTAAATGCTGATGAAGTTGTGTATAATGTATCATCGTATCTTGCCCAACCCAATAATCCACTACTAAAATCTGCTGTTTTTACATATCCAAATTGGCCATCGGGTGTTCTAACTAATGTATATGACCCATCACGAATTGTGTAAATGTCATGTTCATTTAAATCCCATGCTTTAAATATAATATCGGCGTGACCTGGAACGTGTGTTTTCATATACAAATAAATATTATTTAAAATAAAAAAAGGGGATAACTTTCGTTACCCCCTTTTCTTTTATTATAAGTCTATTACTTATCTAATCTACTCAAAGATTATAAAGTGTTTAAACCTTCAACGACAATCTTACCGTAGAATTCTGGTCTAACGATTTTCTTAGCGTATCTAGTCATAACACCTCTTCTTGGAGTGAAGTTAGTTGGGTCATAAACTAATGGAGTCATAATCAATGGTAC